CGTATTTAATTGTCCTTACCAAATCGCCCACTTTACACCAAGGGCCTTCAATCCAAGGCTCGAGGTTATCTGGCGACTTATATGCAAGGGGACCAATTTGGACTACCTTGGCTACAGTCTCATTGAAACGTAGGGTTTGTTTGGTTTCATCCACAAGGATGATCCCACCTTTACTGGTAGTCTTTTCTCGGCGTAACTGCACCAATACTCGATCACCAGCCACTTCAACACCTAGATCCACATCTGGAAAACATTCAACTTCCGAACGTAAATCTGGTTCGTCTTTTTCTCTTATATCAAACACTCTTCAGTGCTCCTTAAAGCTTTACAGCTTAGTCTTGTTCATCATCCTCGGTTAAGAGGGCTTCTAAAATCGCTTGGGCTTGTTTTAAGCCGTCACGAGTACCCAACACTCTTTGATAAGAATCAAAGTTGTGAATATTGGAACCGGAAGCTAGGACTTCGGTTGCATCTCTGTCCGCTTCTTTCAAGCGGCTAATAAACTCGGAAATTAAGTCCCTCATATTACTACTTATGCAAAGAAGCGGAATATTCCGCCCCAAATATTAATAAAAGTTACCGCCACCGATATCTTTAAGATTCTTATCTTGACCAACTTTGCTATCTTTAGCCATTTTGTTTTGATTCAAAACTGCATTATTAGCACGCTTGGAGCCAGAGTTACCTTTATCAATTGTGGTTTCACCAGGACCGCCAGCATAGCCAGGGGTGCCAGTCATTTTGTAAGCTTTGCGAAAACCTAATTGGTCTTCAGCTGATTTTTTAGTTGCCATTATTGTTCCTCAGTGGGGTTTTGTGGTTGTTGCTCTTGTTGGGGTTGTTGCATTGCTTGTTGCTGTTGTAATTGAGCCATTTGTTGCTGGTGCTGTTGATCAGCTTGTTGCATACCCTGAGCGTGTTGCTCTGCGGCTTGCTGTAATTCCTGCTGATGTTGCTGAGCAGCTTGTTGAGCTTCAATTTGTTGTTGAACTTGTTGCGATTGTTGCTGGAATGCTTGTTGCTGTATTGCTAAACCATGTTGACGAATATCTTGGTTAGCTGTGTTAATTGCTTCCATGGCAGATTGGTTTTGTTCAGCATCAAGAGCAACTTGTTGCTGGCTCATTTGCGCTTTAGCATTAATCATAGCCACACGCTCTTTAGCTGCATTGTTAATGTTAGCCATAGCAATATTAGTTGCATTACTTTGGTTATCAATGCTGGTTTGCGTGCTATATTTGACTTGCAACTCTTGAACTTTGGTTTGCAACTCAGCCAATTTGAGTTGGAACTCTTGTTGCTGGGCTTGATTCTCAGATTGCAATCTAGCTTGAGCTTCACCAGCTTTACGCTGGGTTTCAGCCATCTGTGTTTTCATTAATACTTGCGCTGTTGGGTCGGCAAGAGCAGCTTGTTCAATCTGAGCTTGTTGGGCTTGCTGAACTTGTTGCGCTAACTTCTGAATAATAGGCAAGAATGATTGGAAATCTTGTTGTGTCTGTTGTGCAACAAAGCCAGCAGCAATTGCAAGGGCTTGTTGGCTTTCTTTGTCTAATGAGCGCTCTTCGTTTAGCTTTAAAATATCTTTTCCGTTAGATGCCATAGCAACTTCATTACGCATAGACTGTAAATAGTACAAAGTCATGTGCTGTTTGATGTGCTCAAGTACATTTCTGGCAAACGCGGGGCCAATAATCGGATTTGCACCGTAATTTGGATCAATTGCAAACATTAAATGAATTCTAATGTGGGCAAGGTGATCTTGGTCGGGGAAAGCGGCTGCCATTTTGCCCATAACCATGGAGACATTCTCCAAAGCAGGGTTTGATTCGTTGACACCATCGGGTGAAGGCAAAATTTCTTGAATGTTGGGTACTTTAAGCTGTTTTAAAATGCGAACATGAGCTTGACGGATATCATAAAGCTGTGGAGCACTAGTTGCCAGCTGTAAAACGGCTTGAGCTTGAGCTAAACGCTGAGTTTCTGAGAAAATATTGGGATCAGATACTGGGCGGATGTCATTATTGCTGGCAAAATCACGAATTTCAATGATTTCATTAGAATCATTATCCATTTCTTCCAAATACCAGTGGTTAATTCTGGAAAGAATGTTTAAGGACTTGGCTTGTGAGCGGTGTAAACGAGCATGAATGCTTGAAAATACCTTAGCGCCTTGTTCAATCAACGCTTGAGTTGTACCAACGGGTGCGTTGGAGTTAACATCTTTGATTTTTTCTTCAGATGTTGTGACAACACCTTTAGCGGCATCGGTTAGCCAGCCTAATAATTGCATTAATACAGAAGATGGCTGGTTAAATGGTAATGGCATTGCCAATTTACGCACATCATCTACACCAGGAGCACCTTCAATTTCAATTACTTGGGTTGGTTCGATTCGGTCAGACTGTCCTCCAATGCGGCCACCCTTGAGTTTAAGCATTGTCTGGCTGTTGTTGATATGAGCAGCATCAAGAAGAGCACGCAAAGACCCGGTAAGAGCAGCAGCAAGGCCACCAATAAGATGAGGGAGTCCAATAGCGTAAGCTCCACGCCAAGGAATAAACTTGAACTCAACATACCAATCCAGTTTTTCGAGTTTTTCATCGCCGTATGCCCAGTTTCTATAAAGTGCTAATACTTCATTGGTTGACTCATCAATCGTCAAGATGTAAGGAGCACGACGACCTTCTGTTTCTGAATCATCATCAAGGCGAAGGAAACAAGTAATTTCATAAATGCGACGAATACCGTCCACATTTTTCTGTGGGCGCTCGATACCTTCAATCTTATCGTTGGCTTTTTTGGAGCGTGTCTCTTCAGTTGTATCAATTGCTGGTGCGTAGATGTTATCTACATCACGATAAATACCTTGATCAATACGCTGTCTGAAAATATCTTCAGTAATGTCTTGAACTTCAGTTACACGAGCTGAAGTATAAAAGTTGGTTGTTGCGTAAGGCAACAGAATATTATCAATTGGAATCCATTCACAAGTAGGACGCTTGAGTTCATAATCAAAACGCCACTTCAAATACTGTGAACCTCCCAAAGGTAACTGAGTGAGCATTTGCTCCATCTCGTCACGATATTCTTGAATTTGTTCTGTTAACTGCCAGTTCATAAAGTTAGCTTTACGCTCTGCAGTTTCACTGCGATCCTTCGTATCTTCACCACGAATGTGGGACTTTACAATCCCTTCAGGTGGAAGAAGTTCGCGAGTGGCTGATGCGGCAAAATCAACACAAGATTCTGCCATAACGGGATGAACGACCTTAGAAGCGCCATCAAAAGTAGCGCCACCAGGAGCGTCCTTACCAAGACCAGTACGACGTAAACCATCTTCATATTGCTTATCTCTTTCTTTGCGAGCTTCCCGATCAACATCGATCAGATCTAAAAACTCAATGGCAAGCTCATTAAGCATCTGCTCATCAAATTCTTCCGCTAAGTTCGCATAGAACTCTGGATTTTTGATTGGTCCTTCGGTTGGCATGTAATTGATAATGACAGAGCCATCTTCTTGCTCAATTACATCTTCTTGTAAATTAATATCTGGATCAAGACCTAATGCATCTTCAAAGCTGTCAATTTCATTTTCTTCTTGACGACCTTGTTCCGCAGTTATGTCATGGTCTAATGAAGCGAGGTTTGCTCCCGATTGAATTGGAAGTTGTGGTGCTTTTGCCATTAATTATTTTCCAGATATATGTTTTTGAATAAGCACTTTGCTTATATCATGAAATGGTTTTACTGTACCACCTTTTTTAAACATGGCAGAACCTACTGTAGGTTGTGGCATGTTGGTATTACCAAGGAGGTTTACTGCATTTGTTGCGTTAGGATCCGCATCGCTTGCTTGTGGGGGTTGCATTATTTGTGAGACATGTTGCAACAATGGAGCATTTTGTGGATAGGTTGCTGCATAAGAACTATCATTCATACGCTGGTGATAATCCCAACCAGTTAACCCAGTTTCTTTACTTCTACCCATGCCGTTCCATGCTACATCAAATGGAACATTGTTTGCTTTTGCTCGTTGATGGGTTGCGTAGATTGCAGCTGGAAAACCGGCGGCATCATCGTAACCATAACTTTGCATTGTTTGATAAATTTTGTTTGCCATCTTGTTATTGGTGTCAAACTTATTATACCCTAAGTCTGAACGACCCTCTACCAAAAGCCTATTGACCATTTGCTCTGGTGTAAAGTCTGGCAAACCAAATTGATCTTTTGCGTCATTATACGCATTGACATAACGCGTAATTTTGTCTTTGTCAAAAGTGGTAGGAAGCGATTCAAGCTTTCCACTACCCGCAGCACGAAACCCCGTAATAGGATTATCGGGTTTATAACGAGTAACCGCTGGTTTAAATCCACCTTGAGCTCCTACTGCCAAAGCGGCTTGTTGCTGTGCTAATGGCGGTTGTCCTCCGCCAGCTAGGTGTGGAACACCAGCTTGCTCTAGGATCATCTCTTGCGGGGATTTAATTGGGGAGATCGTCATATCTATAACTACTTATGCAAAAATAAGGGGGTGTTCGCCCTAAACTGCATAGGGGTTATATCTTTTCTTTCTGAGCTCATCGTCAATGTATTCAAAGTCACGAGCGGGTAGGAAATCAAGCTGGATCCATCCAGAGTCACGCAAAACACGCAAGGCTTGTGACAAAGTGTCCACATAGTCATCATGCCCTCCCGCTTCTGGGAACGAACACACTTGGCGTATGAATCGTTTTGCCCATGGCGCTACTTCGCCGGGTTTGTCTGGATCTTCGGGGATATACACTTTGCCCTTAGCAATCAAAGGTGCCACAATGTTTAATCGCTGCACCTTATCCGCTTTGCCAGGGTTGTAACCACGCACTGGAACACCAGCGCCTTGTAGTTCTTGGATTAAACTAATACCAGCTGACTTATCTTCCATGAGAATTAGATCAGCCTTTCTGCCTTTACCAAAAGTATTATCGGCAGCATAGACCACTTCTTTAAAATCATCAATTACCTTGCGACGCAACTCTGGATACCCAAGGTGGGCATCCCATGCATCGAGCATAATGATTGCAGTA